AAGAGATATCACTAAAAACAACCTAACGAAGCAGGACTATGAAAATCTTGCAGATACGAACAAAACGGTAAATACTGATGAAATGTCAGAAGAACTAGCAAGAATCACTAAATTAGCAGGTGTCAACGAAGCACCGATGATGCAAGTTGGCAAACAGCCAAAAGGTGACAAGGAAAAAACTGAGTTGAAACCTTTGGATCATGACAGTAAAATTACAATGTACGACAAAAACAAAGACAAAAAGAAAAATGAAGCAGTTGCAGAAGGCCTTACAGGTACTGCTAAACGTTCATACGAGAATCTAAACAAAACAAAATTAATAATAAGACACAAAGGCAAAGTTGACGAGACTGTGCCAGGTGCAAGATCAAGACAAATACAATCACTATACATTGAAAACGAAGATGGTGAGAGATTCAAATATCCATTAACTCATTTAGCAGGTGCTAGAGCAATGATGAGACACGTATCAAATGGTGGAAGACCACATGATGAGTTTGGACAACACATTGTTTCGACTTCAGAAGATATTGCAAAATTAAATTCATTCTCAAGATATGTTACCAACAAAGATCAATTGAATGACAACGCAGGTGATATCATAGAGCAGACTAAATTAAAACTAGAGAACCTGAGGGGTTACATGAAAAACCTTTCTAACCAAGCACACTACGAAAACGCAAGTAAAGATTTCAAAACATCAGAAGAACAAATACTAGACGACGAAACTGTAAACAAAATGAGAGAGAAGTTCACAATGACAAACTTAGACAGCAGAGTTGAAGATGCACTACCAATCATAAACAGGATAATGAGTGAATTAGAAGCACCTAAAGAAGAAGAACAAGTTAACGAACTTGAACCAGATGCAGAACCGATTGATGCACCTGTACAAGCACCAGTGGATCACGGAGCAGTCGTACAAAGTTTCTTAACAGACCCTGACAACAAACTAGTATTAAGAAAAGATGATTCAGCAGACAAGATGTTGAAAGTTACAAAATTCACAAACAAGAACACAATGTTAAGTTCTATACTATCAGACATAGCATCTAGACTGTTGACTAAATCAGGTGAGGAAGACAGGGTGGCAAACTTCGCTTCTAGAGTAGCAGATGAGATGGAACAGGAAAATTCGGCAACATTCAAAGCAACACCTGACTACATCAAGAACAAAAAAATAGCAGTGCAGTTGGCGAAAAGATATATCGACGACTACAAAAAAATGCAATCAGAACCAGGATACACAGATCAAGTGAGAATGGATCCAGCAGATTTCAATCCTAAGAAAGACCTTAAAGGCAAAGCAAAAGAAACTGAAGCGTTTGAAGGTTGGGTTGATTCTATGGTCGACGAAGGTGGTATCAAACCTTACGTGTCAATGAGCAGAGGTGAAGATGACGGCAAGATGATGTACAACGTTTTAGACAGAAATGAAAAGACAATCTTTGGATCACCCAACGAGAAAGAAGCAACAGAATTTCTAAGAAAAAACTTTGACAAATTAAGGGCTGGAGAAATGGAAGTGGCCGAATATGCAAAAGAGCCAAAAGATCCAGAAGACAGAGACGCAAAATTAAAAGCACTACAGGACATCCAGATGGATCCAAACACAGCAAAAGATCCTGAAATGGTAAAAGCAATGGTGCAACGTAAAAAAGAATTAATGAAAGAACCAGCAATGGCAGGCGAAGGAAACATGTTTGCACAGGCAGTGCAAAAAGCCAAAGCGGCTGGCATGAAATCAGGAGACAAGTTCAAAGTTGGTGACAAGGAATACGCCCTGAAAGATGCTGTTGAACTTGCGGGTTTAGATATTAATGAATTCTTTTCCGAAGAAGAACTTGCCACAGAGCAAGAGATCGAAAGATTAAAAACACTCTCAATTTACCAATAATAGTAGTAGACTTTAGATAAATATAGTTGTATATTATGTACTATATGTCTAATATACATTTAGGCACAACAACAAACATAGGCACACAAGGAGGCTTACATTATGGCATCATTAGCTGAAATAAGAGCGAAGTTAAAATCTCAAGAAGTGAATCGCTCCACTTCCAACACAGGCGGAGACAACGCCATCTACCCACACTGGAATATATCAGAAGGCTCGGAAGCAGTTGTTAGGTTCTTACCAGATAAGGACACAAACAACACTTTTTTCTGGACTGAAAGAAATATGATCAAACTACCTTTCGCAGGTATCAAAGGTCAGACTGATTCTAGGCCAGTTCAGGTACAAGTACCCTGCATGGAAATGTATGGCAAAACTTGCCCAGTACTAACAGAAGTTAGACCATGGTTCAAAGACAAGAGCATGGAGGATATGGGCAGAAAATATTGGAAAAAGAAAAGTTACATTTTCCAAGGTTTTGTTACAACTAATCCATTAGCAGAAGACACAGCACCAGAGAATCCAATTAGAAGATTTATAATTGGCCCTCAAATCTTTAACATCATTAGAAGTGCATTGATGGACCCAGAGATGGAAGAAATGCCAACTGATTATGTAAAGGGTGTTGACTTTAGAATTACTAAAACAACTAAAGGTGGATACGCAGACTACTCGACATCCAAATGGTCAAGAAGAGAACGTGCATTAGATGAGGCAGAGAGAGCCTCAATCGACACACATGGTTTACACAACCTAGGTGACTTCAGACCAAAAGAGCCAACAGAAGCAGAAGTAAAAATAATCAAAGAATTGTTTGAAAAATCTGTTGAAGGTGAGGCTTATGATCTAGAGCAGTATGGACAGTACTTCAGACCAGCAGGCGTGGCTTACCAAGGTAAACCACAAGTCGTAGTACCAACAGCATCGGCTCCAGCGGCAACACCAGTGGCAGAAGCGGCTCCAACAGCGGCTCCGGTTACTGCAAGTGCACCAGCACCACAACCAGCGGCGGCTACGGCTCCAGCAGGTGACAGTGCCAAGAGAGCAGAAGACATCTTGAAGTTGATTAGATCAAGACAAGCAAAATAATCTGACATTTTACCAAGGCCCTGGCATTGACGTTAGGGCCTAGGTATGCTAAAATAGATTACACAAAGGACAAAATTATGACAAAAGTATTTGACGCTACAAAATTTAGAAAAAGTATCACAAAGTCTATCCAAGGTTTAGGTATTGGATTTAGCGATCCAACAGACTGGATCAGCACAGGAAATTACGCATTGAACTATTTGATGACCAGTGACTTCAACAGAGGTATTCCACTAGGTAAGGTAACTGTACTTGCAGGCGAATCAGGAGCAGGTAAGAGTTACATAGCATCCGGAAACATAATCAAGAATGCACAAGAGCAGGGTATATTTGTTATACTGATCGATACAGAGAATGCACTTGATGAGAAATGGTTACAAGCATTGAAAGTGGACACATCAGAAGACAAACTTTTAAAATTAAGTATGTCGATGGTTGATGATGTTGCAAAGACTGTTTCAGAGTTCATGAAAGGTTACAAAGAGCAACATGCAGACAACAAAGAAGGTGCACCTAAAGTACTATTCGTCATAGACAGTTTGGGTATGATGCTTACACCAACAGACGTCAATCAGTTTGAAGCAGGTGACATGAAAGGTGACTTGGGTAGGAAGCCTAAAGCCTTGACAGCACTTGTAAGAAACTGTGTCAATATGTTTGGTAGTTGGAACGTAGGACTTATTGCAACCAACCACACATACGCATCACAGGACATGTTTGATCCAGATGACAAGATATCAGGTGGACAAGGATTTATCTATGCATCAAGTATTGTTGTTGCGATGAAGAAACTTAAATTAAAAGAAGATGAAGCAGGTAACAAAGTCACTGACGTAAGAGGTATTAGAGCCGCTTGTAAAGTCATGAAGACTAGATATGCTAAACCTTTTGAAGGTGTACAAGTAAAGATTCCATATGAAACAGGAATGAACCCCTATAGTGGTTTAGTTGATCTTTTTGAAAAAAAAGGCCTACTAGTCCAGACGGGGAACAGACTGAAATACATTGACAAGGCAGGTAAAGAACACATAGAGTTCAGAAAAGCATGGGTCGGTGATAAATTAGATATGATAATGGCAGAGTTTAAGGAAGAAGTGCCTACAGAAGTAGAAGACACAGATGCCCCTATCGAAGTTGAAACAACAAAAACTAAAAAAGAAAAATAATGATAGACTTTGATCACGCCGATATTGAACGATTGTGGAACTCCATTATACATTATGTTCCTGAAAGACAGAAACTAGACTGTGCTATCGACTTCATTAAAAGTTTAGAAGACATAGGCGTAGAGCATGATGTACTTAAAGGATCTGCAGAACTTGACTCCAAACTAGAGGAAGCCGTTCATACTGTGTTCGAGGATGATGAATCCGATGACATGGGCTACGGCGATGCTGATGAATGATAAACTGGTACAACGAAGTTAGCAGAAACTTAGACAAGATACCAGACTGCGTAGCATACTTTGACAAAGAATTACTAGAGGCCAAAAAGCAGTGCAAGATATACGGTAACCTAGAAAGAGCTAGTGCATCATTACCCGGAATAGTCGAAGAGAGATTCAGTCAACTGCAACAACTAGAAGCAATACTAGAATATCTAAACATAGAATTAAGAAGATTAAGATCCAAAACTTTCAGAAAATATTTAGAAAATTACAACAGAGCTTTATCAAGTAGAGATGCAGAGAAATATGTAGACGGCGAAGATGACGTCGTCGACATGGATAAAATTATAAATGACTTTGCATTAATACGTAATCAATGGTTAGGCATCACCAAGGGACTTGATCAGAAGCAATGGCAGATCACAAACATTGTTAAACTGAGAGTCGCAGGGATGGAAGATGCAGACATCAAATAGAATAATACTCACAGATGTAGACGGTGTGCTGTTGGAATGGGAACACCATTTCACCAAATGGATGTTGCAACGTACACTGTTTGACGAGCGTGATGCAAGATATCATCCTCACAGATTACTTCCAGATAAACAGAACACATACGAAATGGCTGAACGATTTGGAGTCACGAAAGACGAGATAAGGAAACTAATCAGAGAATTCAACCGGAGTGCTTGGATGGGGACACAACGTCCAATGCTTGAATCACAAACATGGGTAAAATTATTAGCGGCAGAAGGGTGGACATTCATTCCTATAACATCTCAGACATCAGACATACCTGCACAACAATTACGTAAAAAAAGAATGGGAGAACTATTCGGTGATCATATCTTCACAAATTACCATATTTTAGGCACAGGTGCTGACAAAGACAGTGCATTATCCGAGTTCCATGACACCGGGCTATATTGGGTCGAGGACAAGCCAAAGAACGCTGTAGCCGGGCTCAAATACGGTTTAAAGCCTATATTAATAGACCATCCATACAATCAAGACTTTGATCATCCTGATGTTATACGTGTAAGTAATTGGCAGAACATACACAAATTACTATCAGGAAGAAAATGAAAATTTACGTAGGGTGGGATTCAAGAGAAGACATAGCATACCAAGTGTGCGAACACAGTATCAAACGTAGAGACCCCTCAGCAGAAGTTATCCCCCTTAAGCAAAACGACATGAGAGCTCAAGGGATCTACACACGTGAAAAAGACAAACTTGCATCAACCGAATTTACATTCACAAGATTTTTTGTTCCTTATTTGAACGACTTCAAAGGATGGGCGGTGTTCTGTGACTGTGACTTCCTATGGAAGATTCCTAGTCATATGCTTACCAAGTATATGGATCCTAGCAAAGCAGTTGTCTGCGTACAGCATGATTATACTCCAAAAGAAACAACCAAAATGGATGGACAAGTACAAACTGTGTATCCAAGAAAGAATTGGTCAAGTATGGTGCTTTGGAATTGCGAACACGAAAAAAATAAAATGCTAACACCAGAATTCCTTAATGAACAAACACCTAAATTTCTACATAGATTCAGTTGGCTTGAAGATTCAGAAATTGGAGATCTGCCACACAACTACAACTGGTTAGTTGGCTGGTATAGAGAACCGGAGGACGGATCACCCAAGATATTGCACTACACCGAAGGCGGACCATGGTTTGATGGATACAGGAATTGTGAGTACTCGGATGAGTGGAAGAAAGAAGCAATAAATCTTTTTAGTTCGTAAATCTAAAAATAAATTTTATCTATCTGATCTACATTAACTTTCTGTTCAATCACTTCATTGTGATCGAACCCTAGTTCAAACATAAATTCGTCCATTTCGTTTTCAGATGGCATATCAGCAAATTGTTTGTCCTTACTCTTGTTTACTTCTTGAATTACATACTTGGCACGTGTAAATATTTCAGGAGCTCCTTTCATTATCATTACCTCAGCACCCTGCACATCTTGTTTGATCAAATCAAACTGTGCATCCTTACCAACCAATTCATCCAAAGTTTGCATCTGTCGGATCTCATAATCTTTAAAAATACCAAATAATGTTGATCCTTTGGTGTAGGTGATCTTCTTTTTATTCCCTTTATCAATCTCCCGCAGATACATTTTTATCTCTCTATTACTATCACCAAGCACAGCAATATGGCAGTGATCAGCAATATTTCTTAGATGCTTTTCGTATTTTGCACCTGCTTCTATACATGTGTATTCGGCTTCTGGCCAAATTGATTTAACATTCGTTGTCCAGAATCCTATGTTAGCCCCTATGTCTAGTATTTTGTTTGGTGAGAAATAGTTTTTGGTTTTCAGTTTTTTAAGGTATTCGTACATCATGCTTTGTAATAAATTATATCTGGCCAAGTTTT